CTAATGCTGATGGATCTAGAGCTGGATTAACTCCAATTATTTGGAATTCTTGGCAGACTAATAGTATTAGTCATGATCTGGATATGACTTTGGGTGTGGATGTTAATACTTCCATGAGTAATACCCAAACTATTGATGTTATAGGCACTAACGTTGTAGATATTGATGGTGCTACAATAGAAACCACTGACCAACTTAATAATAATGAAATTTCTTCCACTACGGATGTAGGTATTAATGGAAGTGTAAGTCTTAACACTGATTTAAATCAAAGTAGAACGGGTGTTCAATCTACTATTAGAGAACAGATTGATACAGAGTCTTTAGGAGATAGAATTGTAAGTAGGAATATTATTCAATTCATGCGTTCTAGGAACATTGAATTTACGGCTAAACGCATGAAGCCGAATACTCAATTATATGGATTCTTTGATAATGTAGATGTTAATCAATATTGTACTCCTAAGTTATTAGAAATTTCAATGGTTACTGGAACCTTTGAAGTAGGTGAGACAGTAATTGGAACTACTTCTACTGTAGATACTATAGACAATGCATTAGTTTTGGGATTACCAGAGATTGTTTTCCGAGTAGCAGTTTCTAATCACAAGTATGGTCCATTTAATGATCCTACAGATTGGTATGCCAATAGCCCATATGATAGAGATAATGTAGTTCAAGGAGCGTATTCTGCTACCAGTCCTACTTTAAATATTGATACTTTTAGTTTAGCAGATGAAAGACAACCACAGTATTATGGTTGGGCTAGAAGTGGAATGACTATAAGAGGTCAAAGTAGTGGTGCTGTTGCAACTATTACTAACTTTAGACTTGTTTCTGATAATGTTGGAACTGTAATTGGATCTTATTTGGTTCCAAATGGAAGTATTGGTGGTAATCCTATTTTTGAAACTGGAAGATCAGTCTTTAGATTAACTAATAGTTCTACAAATGATAGGACTGGTGGAGTAGTAACTACTTCTGCGGAAGAAGTGTTCTATTCTCAAGGTGATATTGATAACACACAAGAAGTAACTCTTTCTCTTAGAAATGCAAGAGTTACTCATGAAGACTTTACTGAAACCAGAACTTTAACTGCAGCCGATACAGCAACTGCAAGTGCTACAGATTCTTCCACATCTTCTACAACGGTAACAGTTCAAACCCAGACTCACCAAATAACGATAGACCCAGATACTGGGGAACAAATAGACCCATTAGCACAATCATTCTTTGTGGATGATGAAACTGGGATATTTGTTACTAAGGTAGATCTATTCTTTAGAACCAAAGATTCTTCTCTACCAGTAACTGTTCAATTGAGAGAGATTGAGGTAGGTCTTCCAACTAAGAAGATATTAGCATTCTCGGAGGTTGAAGTACCTGCTGCTCAGGTTAATGTTTCTCCAGATGGAACAAGTGCTACTACGGTTACATTTGACTCACCAGTCTACTTGAATGGTGGCAGACAATATGCTCTTGTTCTTCTATCTACTTCTACCGAATATACTGTTTGGATTTCTAGAGTTGGAGAGCCAGATGTAACATCTACAGCAACTGAAGCAGGAACAATTTTAGTTTCTGTACAACCAATTTTAGGATCTCTCTTTAAGTCTCAAAATGCTTCAACTTGGGATGCTAGCCAATATGAAGATCTTAAATTCAATCTTTATAGAGCAGATTTTGAAACCACAGGGTCAGTTCAATTCTTTAATCCAAAATTACCTACAGATATTGAACTTCTTCCAAATAATCCATTTACCATTGATTCTAGAAGAGTTAGAGTTGGTGTTGGAACCACTGTTCAAGATGCAGGACTGAAGAAAGGAAATACTGTTGTTCAGTTAAAATCTGGAGCAACGGGTAAGTATGTAGGAAGTGCTGGAACTGCTCATGCCCTTCAAATTCTTAATGCAGGTATTGGATATACACCAAGTAGTGGATCTACTACTTATAGTAATGTATCACTAGTTAATGTAGTTGGAAACGGTAGAAATGCTGTTGGTGTTCTTACTGTTACGGGTGGTGTTGTTGCAGCCGCAACTATATCTGATGGTGGAACAGGATATGTGGTAGGTGATACACTCACTGTTAATTCTCTTGGTATTGCTTCTGTTGGTAGAAATCTCAGATTGAGTGTTTCTCAGATTGCTGGTGTTAATGAACTTGTTCTAGATGATGTTCAAGGAGAGTTTACAGTTGGTGCCGGATACACCTTAACATACAACAATGTTGTTGGTGTTGCTACAACTATGAATGGTATCCGTGGTGGTGTCGTTCCTACGAGTTCACCACAGGTAGTATACAATGGTCTAGACTTTAAGGTAAATCAGAGAAATCATGGAATGCTCTCTGATGTGAATAAGGTTACTATTAGTAATGTTAAGTCGGATGTTACTCCAACAACATTAAGTGCAGATTATACTGCTTCTGCTACGGGAAATATCTCTGTAGGGGGAACTGGAGATTTTGCTAAGTTTGAAAATGTTAGTGTTGCATCTTCAAACCCAGGATTTGTGAAGATTGGAAGTGAGATTATTAAGTATACTGGTCTTTCTGGTAATAATTTAACCGGAATCACAAGAGCTCAAGATAGTACAGTTGCGTTCCCTCATTCTACTTCAGATTTAGTTTATAAGTATGAAATGAATGGAGTTTCTCTCCTGAGGATTAATAAGACTCATACTTTAAGTGATAGTGATATTAATGAGCAAATTGGACTTGATTATTATTACTTAAAGGTAAGTCAGTCTTCTGGAACTAATATAACTGATAGGACAGGAACTTCTTTCCCTGCTCTTTACTTTACTGGAAATGCGAAGTGTGGTGGTGAAACTGCTAAGGCTACTTATAATATTCCTTTTGAAATTATAACTCCAGAAATTCAAACAATTTCTCCTAAGTATACTACAATATATTCTTCTGCTCGAACTGTTAGTGGTATGAGTATGAATGGAAATGAAAGTCCTTATGTAGATAAAGGATTCCAATCTGTATCTTTAAATGCTCAGAATTTCTTTGATTCTCCCAGAATCGTTGCTTCTAAAGTGAATGAAGATGCCCGTTTGCAAACGATGCCTGGAAGAAAATCCTTTACCTTGAATATGAATCTAGTATCTATGGATACACGACTTTCTCCTTGTATTGATCTTGTCAAATCTAATATTATATTTACTTCAAATAGAGTAAACAGACCAGTAACTGATTACATAGGTGATGAAAGAGTAAATACGATTGAAAATGATCCCAATGCATGTTTCTATGTTTCTAAACCAGTAGTATTACAAAATGCTGCTAGTTCTATAAGACTTATGATAACGGGAGCAATTAATGAAGCAAATGATGTTAGAGCGTTCTATGCTATTCAAAATAGTGCTGATGAACTTCCTGTATTTACGCCATTCCCTGGATATGCCAATCTTAATACAGGTAGACAGGAAGGTAGAGTAATTGATCCTTCAGCGAATAATGGTACTCCGGATGAAGTCTTGAAGAAAAATACATTCTATGATTTTACACCTGGACCAAGATCATTTAAAGAAATTACATGGAGTATTGATGAATTACCAGACTTTAAGATCTTTAGAGTTAAATTAATTCTAACGTCAACTAACCAAGCGTTAGTTCCTGTTATTCAGGATTTGAGAGCTATTGCACTAGCATAATATGACAAATATCAGAAACTTAATACCTGTTGAGGGTGAAAATTATCTTTTTAGAGATTCTAAATCCAATGCAATTGTTAACACTAATAAATCTGGATATGAATCTTATATGTCCAGAAAGAAATTTCAAGAAGATGAAAAACAGCGACTTGATAATTTAGAATCTGAAATTAGTGAAATTAAATCTTTACTTAAAGCACTAGCAGAGAGAAGTATCTAATGGCACAGCATTCATTCAAATTTGATACTGATGCAGGAGTTGCTCAGGGTGTTAATTTAAAGATTAACACGGGATCGACTTTGGTGGATGGATTTACTATTACACGTCCTAATGGAGCTGCATTCGATTTCACGGGATGGAGTGCTTCTGCTCAAATGGCAAAGAGTGTTGCTGTAGGGGCAACCTTAGGTGTTACTAGAACTTTCAATGTAGGATTTACAAGTGCTGCAGATGGTAAATTTAATGTATCTTTAGCAGCAACTCAAACTACTGATTTAAGTGCAGGAAGGTATGTCTGGAATTTGTTGATGACCGGAGATACCGAAACTGAGACAATATTAACAACTGCTGTTTCTGCGGGATCAACAGCGGGTATTGGAACAACAGCTATTACTATAAATTCTAAAACTAATGTTGCTGTGGGGGATTCAGTAACAGTTGGTGTTGCTATTACAAATGCTCCTGTTATTGGATTTGGCACAGTTGGTACTGTAGTTCAAGTAGGATCTGCAAATACTGCTTCAACTCAAATACATCCAGGAACTGCAGTAACATTTACCAGACCTGGAACTGCATCAACAATCTATGATGTAGCACAAGGAACTCTTTTAGTAGTAGCAGGTATTTCTTCATCTCCCTAAATATATCAAGGGGTAATTGTATAAATGCAACCATCAAGTAGAACAGATTTTAAAACATATTGTTTACGGAAGTTAGGAGCTCCTGTATTGGAGGTTAACCTTGCATCGGAGCAATGTGAAGATCTAATTGATGATGCGTTACAGATGTTTCAAGAAAGGACTTTTGATGGCGCAGCACAGACATATTTAAAGTATAAAGTTACTCAAGCTGATATTGATAGAGGAAAAGGTCCTGGTTCAACTGATGTAGTAGGAATTACAACAACTACTGCAACATCTACAGTTGGTATAACAAGTACATTTTCTTATGAAGAAAATAATAATTTCCTTCAAATTCCACCTGAAGTTTTAGGTGTAACTAAAATTTTCCATTTTGATGGAAGTAACACTATTACTAATAATATGTTTAGTGTTAAATATCAATTATTTTTAAATGATATTTATTTTTGGGGATCTACAGAACTTCTTAGTTATTCAATGACTAAGACATATCTAGAGGATATTAATTTTCTTTTAACCACGGAAAAACAAATCAGATTTAATAAAAGACAAGATAGATTATATTTGGATTTAGATTGGGATAGCCTTAATGCAGATGATTGGTTAATCATTGATTGCTATCGACTTATTGACCCAAGTGATTTTGGTAGAGTATGGAATTCTCAATTCCTAAAAGAATATGCTACTGCTTTGATGAAAAGGCAATGGGGACAAAATTTACTTAAATTTAATGGGGTAAAACTTCCTGGCGGAATAGAACTTAACGGTAGGCAAATATATGATGATGGTCAGAAAGACATTGATACTATTATGGAGAAAATGTCTAATACCTACGAGTTGCCACCGTTAGATATGGTAGGTTAGTGCCATGGTACTTAATCCCTACTTTCAACAAGGTGCAACTAGTGAACAAAACCTTGTTCAAGATTTAATTAATGAGCAACTACGCATGTATGGCGTAGAGATATATTATTTACCTAGACAGTATGTAACTAAAAATACTGTAATAAAAGAAGTTATCGAATCTTCATTTACAAATGCATATCCATTAGAAGCATATGTAGATACTTATGATGGATATGAAGGTGTAGGGACATTACTATCAAAATTTGGTGTTCAGGATCTTGATGATTTAGTTCTTATTATTTCTAAAGAAAGATATGAAGATTATATTTCTCCTCTTATTAAAAATATTCCAAATATAGAACTTACAACTAGACCACGAGAAGGAGATTTAATTTATTTCCCATTGGGAGAGCGTTTATTTGAAATTAAGTTTGTAGAGCATGAGAAGCCATTCTATCAACTTCAGAAGAATTATGTTTATGAATTAAGATGCGAACTCTTCCGTTATGAGGATGAGGTTGTTGATGTTGGTGTTGATGATGTTGATGATACTGTAATTGATAAGGGATATATTCAAACTCTTACTCTTGTAACAGATGCAGTTCAGGCAACTGCTATTACCGGAATTGTTACTGAAGGTGGATTAAGAAAAGTTACTATGACAGATAGGGGTTATAATTATGTAACTTCTACTCAGACCCAATATCCACCTAGAGTTGCTATTTCGTCTGCACCTGCAGGGGGAGTTAATGCGGTTGGAATTGCCACATTGATTGATAATATTATTAATTGTGATGGTGTATTGGATACCAAAGTTCAAGGTGTTGAAATAAGAAATCCTGGTTATGGATATACAGTAGCTCCTGGTATTGGATTTATTCATAAGACAGGTGTAGGTGCTGCTGCAACAACTGAAGTTGCGGATGGAACACTTGGTATCGTTACGCTTACTGAGGGCGGTTCTGGATACATTAAGGAACCATTAGTAACTATTGCTGGACCTGGAGTAGGTACTACTGCAATTGCTAGAGCGGTTATAAGTTCTGCAGGTATTGTTACTGCAATTAGATGGAAGGACGCAGGTATTGGATATACTGTAGGAGATACACCTACTATTACAGTTGCAGCTCCTGATACAGGTGCCTTTGGAGATTATGCTGTAGGGGAAACAGTTACCGGTTCTGCAAGTAGTACAACGGGTATTGTTAATAGTTGGAATAAATCTACTGGTATTTTGGAAATTAAGATTGTGGATGGCACATGGACAAAGGGAGAAGATATTGTAGGTGCTAATGCTACCAGAGAACTTCGAGTTATAAATCTGGATGATTTAGTCACTCCTTATGCGGATAATGATAATATTGAAACAGCTGCGGATGCGATACTAGACTTTACAGATAAGAATCCATTTGGTGATCCATAAATAGAGCTAATAGGTGTATTAAGTAATGTTTGAATATTTTTACCACGAAATATTAAGAAAAACCATTATTTCTTTTGGTACTTTGTTTAATGGATTGACCATTAAGCATACAGATACTGATGGTGATACTGCTAGTGTGATTCGTGTTCCCTTATCTTATGGTCCTACTCAAAAGTTTTTAGCACGTCTTGAGCAATCACCAGATCTTAATAGATCAGTTCAAATTACATTACCAAGAATGTCATTTGAATTTACTGGTATGCAATATGATCCTACACGTAAAGTAACTACTACTCAAACATTTCTTTCTGGAGTTTCTTCTGATAAATCCACTGAGAAGAAAACATATATGCCAGTTCCTTATAATATGAATTTTGAACTTGCTATTATGTGTAAATTGAATGATGATGCTTTACAACTTGTAGAGCAAATTGTTCCTTATTTTCAACCTGCATATTCTTTGTCAGTTGACTTAGTATCAACCATTGGAGAGAAGAGAGATATTCCAGTTATTTTAGAAAGTATTAATATGGTTGATGAGTATGAAGGAGATTATACTACTAGAAGAGTATTATTATATACGTTAAGATTTAGTGCAAAGACATACCTATTTGGTCCTGTTTCTTCTGTTACAGACGATATTATCAAAAAGGTTTCTATTGGATACATTGCCGCAGATTCTTCCAGTGCAGATTCCAGAACTGGTGGAAGAGATCTTACTTATTCTGTTACTCCTAGGGCAACTAAGAATTATGATG